CCCCGCCAACTTCACCGACCACCTCTTTGACCATCGCCCGGCCTTCATTAAGCATCTCGCAAGACTGTTTAATAAGCTTGAGAGCGCCGCTTGCCATAGCGACAAGGGTGAACGGATCCACATTGGATTACTTTTTCAAGCCCTTGAGTGTCTCAGCCAGACGCGCACGCTGCCCCTCTTTACCGGGTTTCTTTGCAGCGGCGGCTAGCTTCTTTGCAGGAATCGTTTTACCCGCAGGTACACCCAATTCTTTCTTTAAAGCACCGGGCTTTTTGATCGCTTTTTGAATCCATTTTTCTGCCATTTTTAGCTCCTATCCAATTTGTACAAGTTCATTAAGACCGGGAGTGGTAGTTTCCCATTTTTTCTTATCTTCTTCAAACTGCGCCTGCAAAGCGGCAATTTGTGCTTGCTGTTCTTGAATTGCTGTAATTTCCTCTTGTGTTAAATCACGAACTGTCCAACCACGAACCCACAAACCATCTATTAATTCAGGAGAAGCTGTATCAACAATTTGTGTGGCTATATCAAAAGTTGGTAACTCAGCAATAGTAACCAGCGCAAAGTTTTCAGGTATGGGGTAATCTGGATATGTAAGCGCTTGATCTATAGCTGCTTCATATTTAAGCTGCCCTTCGTAAACAGGATACTCCATTGTTTGTGTATTAATAAAATGAATCATTTATTGACCTTTATTAAATATTAATAAGTTGATTTAAGGACACTGAGTTTGCACCTGTTGTATTACCTGTGTTGTAATTAGTGGTACTGATGTTTTGAGTATTCCAAGTATTGCTAGTATTTAAATCAAAATAACCACTTAAATCATTCCAACTACTAAAAGAATCATAAACGTATGTTGCGCCGTTAAAAGAAGCACTATATGAACCTGTTTTGCTTCCATCAGTCGGTACTTTAATTAACAAAGGAGCATTATTAGGTATCGAATACATAGTGCTTATGTACATTGATGAACCTGTTATGGACACAGTACTATTATTAACTATATACCCAGTGGAACTGTTTGAATAGAATCTACGTTGCCATTGTACATTTCCACTTGTATCTACTTTTGTAACAGCAATTTTATTGCTAGAACAATATGTTGAACAATAAACATATCCATCAGAACCTACAATAATATCAGATGCCCATGAAGTATTGCTAGTGCTAGTAGGCGCACACCATCTACTCCAAACAACAGCGCCGGTAGATCCATTTATTTTCATAAATCCTGAACAAGTTATTCCAGAAGACCATATACTTGTATTTTGGAAAGCCATTGCAGCATAAATATATCCCCCTGAAGAACAAATAGACTGAACTCCCGAAACACCTCCATAGCCATTTGTATCATATATATACGCTGACCAAGTTCTAGTAGTCATACTAGAATCCCAAGCGGCAAACCCTGCTTGATTCGCATAAGCCTGTGATAAGAATGTGTAACTACCATTTCCGCAAATAGATGTAGACTCCGCAGAGGAGTCTTGGCCCCATTTATACCATTGAAGCGTGCCGCCAGTACTCCATTTTGTAAATACAGCTTGCCCAGACGATCTATACCCAGTAGCGTAAATATAACCATCTTCCCCAAGTTGGATACCTGTACATGGTGTGGTGCTTCCGCTATAAGTTTGATTGTTAAACCACGATTGATTTCCACTTGCATCTACTTTAGATATAGCAAAACCATTATGCCCGTTAACACCGGGGCTATACTGGTAACCGCCACCATAAATCTCACTACCGCTTCCGTTGGTATACCCAGCCAATGTTCGCCCTTGACCGCCAGAATTTATTTGAGGTGGATTTTGTGGATAGATATAGTTATTTGTCGAAGTGCTTGCGCCACTTACCCAGGTACCGGATTTACTGATTCTAGACTGCGGGGTATTCCCGTATCCACCACCACCAATAATAATGTTGGCGCCATTAGAATCAGATCCACCACGCAAAGCATTTGCGCCAGAATATGATTGATTAACAAACGCAAGCCAGTAAGCAGGCGAAGTTGTAACAGTATTACTATTACCGCTATTTGCGCTATTACCATTAGCGTTAGTTGCAACAGCGTAAAAATAGTAAGATGTCTCAGAGTTCAAACCTGTTACTGTAATAGGCGAGCTTGATCCAGATGCACTAAATCCACCGCTAGATGCGTATACAGTGTAGCCTGTAATTGTTGAACCGCCTGTGCTTGATGGCGCAGTAAATGTAACGGATACAGAAGAAGAGCTGAGAACCGTTGCAGTGCCAATAGTAGGAGCGCCCGGAACAGTAGAAGCAACTGTGGCTGTTGTATTTGAATTAGCGCTAACGCTGCTAATAGCGTTAGTAGCTGTGACTTTACAGTAGATTGTTGAGCCTACATCAGCGTCTGTAAGAACATATGTATTTGCAGTAGCACCAGAGATTACAGTGCTTGGACTACGATACCATTGGTATGTAAACGTAGGAGTCGGCACTCCTGTCCATGTTCCATCTGTGGTTGATAATGTTTGACGGTCAGTGGGGGTGCCTGTAACAGCAGGAGCCACAGTGTTTGCAGGAGGTGATCCATACGAACCCCCAGTAAAAGCATTAAGTATTCCACTCATGTTACGTTAGTTCCTGTTAAGAGCCATTGAGTTGTACCAACTTTGACACAGTTAGCAACGCCATTTTGGGCCAAAGTTCTTGAACCTGTGCCACCGCCCTGTGCCCATGTGAGGGTATCAGATGTAATGGCAATCGTTACGTTATTAGCAGACATATTGATGAACTGAATCACAGTACCGAGAGCATAAGGCACGTTGGCATTGGAATCAATAGTAAATGTACGTGCGTTAGCGTCGCTTGCTGGGTGAAAAATACACTTGCCTGCATCTGCAGCAACAGTTGTGTATGCTGCTGACTGGCTATTTTGGGGAATGTTTTGATAACCTAAAGTACCAGAAACAGGTAGTGTTACTGCAGTATTACCTGTGACTGTTACAGCAGTAGTGTAAGCACCACTAAAAGTTAAATTACCGCCAATTGTAATAGTACTTGATCCGTTATTAACTCCAGTACCACCGTTTGTTCCAGTTAGTATGCCTGTTAAATTTGTTAATATACTAGAAGAAATCTTAACAACATCATTGACTGCCGCTACTGGATTTGCATAAACAATAGCTGTTTCACCAGCGGCAACAGTAACTCCTGTTCCACCAGACTTTTTAATAGTAATACCGAAACCACCAGTCGTGTTGTTAATCACAACATATGTTTTACTCAATACAGTACCACCAGATGTAGGTACTAAAATATTTCGAAGAAGTGATCTGGAGCCTGTGCAATTAAGTACATAGTATTGCGAAGAGGTACTTGTAATACCTGTGCTAGAACTTGTACCTTGCGTTAGCGTTAGTGTTACATCAGCATCGGTTGTGATGTTATTTGTTCCAGCAATTGCAATATCCAAATACGATGTGATTGAATTGTTGACATCATCACCCCAAGTACCGGACTCGGTTCCTGTGACTGGTTGACCCAACCCTATGTTGGCGGTGTAGTTAATTGTCATTTAGCGCTCCTAAACTGTGTTTATATTTTGCCATGTAACAGATTGGCTGTCATCTATTAATTCCCATAAATGACGACCATTTACTGTACTTGTTCCCGTTGAAGCTTCGACAATAGAAGCCACAAAATTTGCTGCGGCTGCTAGTGTATCTGCACTTACTGCTGACTCGTATATTGTTGGGTTTAAACCTTTTATCGGTCCAATATTATCTGTACCTATAGCAGCTTCCGTTATGCTTGGGCCAACTGATATTTTTGAAACAATTAAATCAGAACCTGTTGTTGTTTCGGTTATAGTTCCAAACAATACAAAACTTGAAGTTAACGCATCTGTTCCTGTGGCGGTTTCACTCACCGTTGACGAATATCTGGGCAAACTAGATACTGCGTCTGTTCCTGTGGCGGTTTCACTCACAAATACAGCATAAGTGGGGCTACCTGATATTGAATCAGTTCCTGTAGCTGTATCTGGGATTAACGATACGCTAATCTCATTTGTTAAAAGCGCATCTGTACCTGTCGCTGTTTCCGAAACACTTACGCTAATAGCCAAAGTGGAAGTTATAGCATCTGTACCAATGGCTATTTCGCCAACGCCACCCCAAGAGTTATAACCCCACGCACTTTGACCCCAGCCAGTACCTGCGACTGTCGCCCCATATACTTGCCCACCTACTGCCGCGTCTGTTCCTGTGGCGGTTTCGGCCACGGAGCTGTTGTAGGCGATAAAACCGCCCCAGCCACTATCGCCCCATGCACCGTCACCCCATGCGGCCATATTAGCCTGCCAAACTGAATGTGTAAGTCACAGACAAAGTGTCACTAGAAACAACTGAACGATCGCCGGGTGCGCCAAAGTCAGCAGCAGAGAACAATGTTCCTGTTGTACCACTCTTAGTATTGCTGCTTGTCAAGAAAGCCCCACCAACAGTTGCTGTAGCGTTAATGTTAAATACCGCTGGAGAAGCAGAGTTAGTCACCACAGATGGGTTTGCTGTTGTAGCGGTTACAAATGTAGCAGTTACGCGATTTGCATTGCTATAAGGAACAATTTCTGTCCATCCAGCATGTGAAGACATTGTGTCTCCAGCCGCAGGGTTGTTAGATGCTGCTGCTCCATACAAACCCAAATACCAAGTAGTTATTTGCGCTACTGAAGTTAAAGCAGTTCCTGCCATGTATTGCAAACCTACGTTTACCACGAGATTCTTGGAAGTAGCTTCCCACTTCAAATTACCATCTTTATCGTGGCACTGTACATGGAACACGCCAGTAGCTTCCGCGTCTTCTCCAGATTTAGTGTTAGCAGTAAGACCGCTAGAAACAATGTCAGCGGCTTTGAGTTTTTCGATAGTCATAATGGCTCCTTAAACAATTCTTAAAATAGCGGTAGTTGCCGCAGCGGTTGGAAACTGAACAGTAAACGAATTTTGACAAGTTTTATCTGAGCCAAAATCAAGAATACAAACGGATGAATTACTTTTACTGGCATTGTAAATCAAAGCCCCACGAGCTGTAAATGCCGCAGGAGACCATAATACATCTGCAAAAGACCAATATGCAGTTGTACTATTAGCGCTAGATATAGGAGTTGTAGTAATTACAAGTTGTTTACCACCAGCGGTATATCCTGTTCCTACCACTTCACCTACCATACCAGACATGTATTGAGTAGTTGAAGCGCTCAAATTAGCATTTGCTGTGAACAAAGCAATGTAAAACGTATCTGGACTAGTTGGACCAAAGTTTTGTAAACCCTGAGCTAACTGAATCTTAAAGCTAGTGGTAGCTGTTTGATAAAGCATCAGGTAACCGCCTGTCTAAATTGGCCAGAGCGATAGGCATCTTGACGCTCCATACCATCTCCAAGACGTTTAGCAAGAGCGAGTGCTTCTTGGTATTTACCATTGTAAAGTGACATCATGTCTTGCTCACCCTTCATATAGGTATAAGCCTCGACCAAGGAACCATACAATAACACAGAATCAAAATTATCCCCAAGCCAAGTCGTACCACTAGCGGCGGTTGTAATAGACTCAGGATAATAGTAATAATGCAACTCAGCAGAATAGCCAACATCAGGAGTAGGTCCAAGAATAAACGTCAATTCATTACTGATAACACCACCGCTAACAGAAGGACCAAATAACGCGTAGTACTTAGGCGTTCCATAATCCGTTGGATTTGGGTACGCTTGACGCATAAAATTAACATCTTTATTCAATAAATAAATGTACTCACCGCCGTCTTGTGGATAAATGGCTAAAGAATATACCGCCAAAAAATCAAGAGGACAGCTCAAATACTTATTGTGTGCCGTTACAATACCATCTACGTTCTTCCTAAGAGAAGGAAATTGAACTGAATTGTATATACGTTGCTCAGCCTGCGTAATAAACACAGGAATTTCAGCGATAAAGTTCGCTTCAGTATTCTCTGTATAAGCACTGATCGCAGCGCTGAGCTGGGTATAGTTCATGCCATCGGGCCTCTAGACATCAAGCCTTTGGTTGCAGCGCCTGTTCCACGCATCTTAATACCAGAAGTCTTAGGTGCGGGATAGTCATTGCTACGGCTATTTGCAACAGAAACATTTGCATTACGCAAATATTCTTTATTGTTAGCTACGCCAGCCTCTTCAATCTTTTCTGTTTTACCGTCCATTGTGTGAGGAACAGCATAGGCTTCAGCAGGGAGATTGTCCCTGTTTTTACCTACACGAACAGAAGGACTGTTCTTGGTTGTATCTTTAGTGAAAATGGCCATCTTAACCACCTCTTCCTGTACGGCGTTGATTAGCGACACGAGCCAAATTACGACCCATAGTCATCATCATTTTACTTGTAACACCACCTTTAGCAAGCTTTAAGCTAGTACCTTTTCCGCCTTTATGTTCTTGCGAATCGTGCTGTTTAAATGCTTTTTTAATCAAGGCAACATCTTGTTTTTTGTCTGCTGCCATGTCTTCTTTCATATCACTCTTAGCCATAATTAACTCCTACGTTGTAGATATTGTAACTGTACCAACTTGCACAACTGGTATCAAGTAATTTGGTGTTAAAACCGTATCAAATTGACTTGCTCCGCCAACAGGATTCCAGCCCCACTGAAATACTCGACTACCGCCGCTTGGAAATCCATCTTCCAAAATTGTGGTATTGCTACCTAATTCCTCTTGCAAACCTGTCAATCCAGCAGCTTCATAGCTTCTGTCCGGTCTGGGATCGCGTAGACCTTGTGGGTCGTCTACAGGAAACATACCCAGTTGTAACTGAGGTTGATCTGGATCCCAA